GTTATTGTAATTTAAATTTTATCAAAAGTCAAGCTTTTTTTATGAAACAAATAGACATTTCAAAAATAAATTCGTATTCAAGATTCGTTACTGCAGGTTTAAAGGAGGCTAAGTTCATTTCGCATCAACCAGAAGCTAAAGAAAAAAATAGGTTGATTTTTATGGTGGATGGCAATATAATACTTACTGATGAAAGGGGTAAATGTTATACTATTAATGGGTATGATTCTAGTTATTTTGAAGCTAGTGGTTATACTAATTTCGACGTTTTTGTTGACGATATCCAACGAGGATGGATAAATATTTTAAAAAGTAATGCGACCGAAGAAATTGTTTCTACTTGTTCTGGAGAAATATACAATTCTTTTCAGACGGCAAAGAAATTCTTTGATGAAAATTGTTTAAAAACTGTACAAATTGAATGGGTGATTGAAGATGACAATGAAAAGTAGACGTCCTAAAGTGAATATTCCTTCTTATGTTAAGGTTTCTGCAATGCTTTCTTCTGGAAACGGGAGTATTGACCGAAGATATATCAAGAGCATGACCGTTGCTTTAGGGGAATTTGATAGAAAACGCGCAGAAAGTACCAAGAAATTTAATAAAGATTTGAGTTCTAATGATTAGTGGAATAGAAGTAGAATATCTAAATTTAGAAGAATCTAAACATAAGGATTTTCCTATAATTTCTAATTGTATAGTATATTCTAAGGAAAATATTATAAATGTGGATATAGATTCTTTATATGTGATTAAAGACATATCAGATGATATAAACTTTGATCATTTTGGTAGATATATTTGTATTTCTTATGGTCAATGGAGACACGAAAGGTCTGGAGAACAAATTTCTACCGAAGAATTTTATCAGTTGGAAGAAAGAGACGTTTATGATTATAATTTTGTATCAGCAATATTAAAAATTTATACGAAAAAGGAATATAGAGTTTCTTATGGGAATTGTTTCGACAAGAAAATACGAATTTCTTTAATTCCTGTAGAGGCATTAGACTTTTCTTCTAGAGATAGTGATACTATTATCTATCAAACTATTAAAAATAATAAATAAATTTATAGGCTTAAAGCGAGAGGGAACAAAAATTGTTAGAAAAATCGTTAATTTTGTACTAATAGAAATTAACAAATTTAATAAATTATCTGTTATGGTATATAACCCTAGATATAGGGCACTGTTATTAACAGTAATTAACAATATTATATAGAAAGGGATAGAAATGCCGATCTACGAAATTTATAACAAAGAAACTGGCGAAATTTATGAAAAAATGATGTCAATTTCTGATTGGGAAACGTATAAGAAAGAACATCCGAACGAACAACAGCATTTCACCACAATGAATTTTGCTGACTCTGTTTCTTTAGGGATTAAAAAACCTCCTTTGGACTTTAAGGAGGGAGTAATTGATAGAATTAAGAGAGCAAATCCTCTCCATAAAATGGAATCCAGGTGGGACTAATTAAAATTATGAAGTTTTCTTGATTATTATGAATATTTTTGGATTTATCAACTAATAAAGAGGGTATGGGGTTTCCTGTATCCTCTTTTTTTCATTTAAAAGGGATATAAATGTCAAGAGTAGCAAAAAAATCGAACACTAAGTTTCTAAAGAGTCATGAAATTGACGAAGCAGAAAATATTTCGTTCATTAAAAAACAAAAAAGAAAAACTACTAGTGGATTTTCTTCTTTGCAATTGAAAGAAATACATCCTTTGACAGAAAATCAAGGGAAGGTGTTTAAATCTTACGCTGAAGGTAAAAATATTGTTTGTGCGGGTTCTGCAGGAACAGGCAAGACTTTTTTGCTTATGTATCTTTGTCTTCAAGACTTGATTTATACTCAAGAGTACGATAAACTAATTATATTCAGGTCTTCAGTCCCTACCAGAAACATTGGATTCCTTCCAGGAGACGAAAGGGAAAAATTAGCAGTTTACGAGTCTCCTTACAGAGCGGTTTGTGGAGATTTATTTAGTAGAGGGGACGCGTACGAAATCTTAAGGAAGAAAGAATTGGTTGAATTTCAATCAACAAGTTTTGTTAGAGGAAATACTTTCGATAATTGTTTAATTTTTGTTGACGAAATTCAAGATATGAATTTACACGAACTTTCTACTATCATAACAAGATGTGGAAAAAACACTAAAATATTTTTCTCTGGAGATTTTAAACAATGCGACTTCGATGGAAAAAGAGAAGTCAGCGGGTTTAATGATTTTGTTAAAATCGTTAATTGTATGTATTCTTTTGATATTGTAGAATTTCAATTAGATGATATTGTTCGTAGCGGTTTGGTAAAAGAATATTTGGTTGCCAAGGAGAAATTAGGACTTTAATATATTATGAAATTTGAACATTGCCCTCCAAAAGAGTTGTTAGAATTAACGACTGAAAATATAAATGGAAAACGTTATTATATTACTCCGGGGGGCAATTTTCCTTCTATAACCTCTGTACTAGGGGCTTTTCCTAAACCAGAATTAATGGCTTGGAGAAAACGCGTTGGCGAACAAGAAGCAAATAGGATATCAACTCTTTCTGCTAACAAAGGGACCAAAATACATAGTCTTTGTGAAAAATATTTACTAAACGAAGAAATAAACAAGAAGAGTTTTATGATAGATTCTTTAAGTAGGTTTTATGAATTTAAACCCATCCTTAATAGGATCAATAATATACACAAATTAGAAGTCCCGTTATATTCTCAAAAACTAAAGGTTGCTGGAAGGACGGATTGTATTGCAGAATTTGATGGAGAACTATCTGTGGTAGACTTCAAAACTTCAAAAAAAGAAAAGAAGGAAGAATGGATCGAAGATTATTTCCTTCAGGCAGCATTTTATCACAGCGCTTACTGGGAATTGACTGGAATTAAATGTAAACAACTTGCTATTTTAATTTCTGTCGAAGATGGAGATAATCAAGTGTTTATTAAAGAGCCAAAAGAATATGTTCCTAAAATTATTAAAAAAATAAAACAATATTATGAACATTATCATTGACTTTTAAGTCGTAATCGAGTATTATAAATATATAACGCGCTCAAAAATTAGGGCGCTTATTAGATAACTTTTCAGACAAAAAAGTAATCTTAATCATCAAATAGTAAAGCGGTAAATATTTACTGCTCCAATAGGAGAAAAAAGATGAAATTTATATTTCTATTATTGTTGAGTTTATCAACAAATTCTTTTGCTGTTCAAACAGGAACAGCAAGTTATTATGGTCCAGGTTTTCATGGAAAACGTGCTGCTGATGGATCAACGTTTAATATGTATAAATTAACTGCAGCACATAAAACGATTAAATTCGGAAAGAGAGTTAAGGTTACAAATTTACATAATAAAAAATCGGTTATCGTTACAATAACCGACAGAGGTCCGTACTCTGGAAAACGTATCATAGATCTTTCTACTGCAGCTAAAACTGCTATTGATATGGGAGGCTTGGCTAGGGTTTCTATCCAAGTTTTAGATTAATTCTTAATAAAAAGGTGATTAGTGGCTACTCCAAAGACTGAAGAAATGGAAAAATTCTCTAAAAAAATTATCGCTCTTGTCTCAAAAGATAACATCAGTTATATCGACGCTGTTACTGGATATTGCGAGGAAGTTGGTCTAGAAATAGAAGTTGCTGCTAAATTGGTAACTCCATTTATTGTTTCTAAAATATCTGAAGAAGCAAGAAATAATAACCTTATCGAGAAATTTCCAGTCCTTCCTATTTAATTATGTCTGCATTTGACGCATATAGAATATATAATGCATTAAAATTACATTTCAATACTGAAAAATATGACTACTTCAAATATTGTGGTAAAGTAAAAGTAAAAGTTATACCAGAAAACCAATATTATATTTTTGATAAAATTTCTAAAAGATATTCTGACGACATAGAAAAATTCTATGTCGCTAATTTTTTAGAAAACAATAATTTATGGGTCAACGATTTATTAAGTGATTATTGCGAAACAAAATTTTCTTCTTGGAAGAAAAAAAATGAATCGTTGACATACGTATTTAAATCGGATATAATAACTTTGAAAGACGAATTCGAAGATTTAAATGATGTATTGCGTATTGATAAAGAATATCCTATACTAATGAAAAAAGTTATGCAAGAAAAAATTAGTATAGAAACTTTACTTTTGACTAATTCTATAGTAAAATTCTTTAATGCTTGGGATAAGAAAATGAAAGGGGATTTGATCTGGGATCCCTTTTCTCTGAAATGTAAAAAATATTATAATTTTTTAAAATTTGATCAAGATTCAATCAAACAAATATTAATACGAGAAATTAAGAATTGACTGGAGGTATAAATATGATGTAGATTATGTATAAAGTGGATAAGTTGTATACGTTGTTTAATAAGTTGCATTTAAGAGGTAATATATGAATAGTTTTGCAAATCTAAAGCGTTCTTCCGGATCTTCTCTGGAAAAACTTTCAAAGGCAGTAGAATCAATGAATTCTTCTTCTAGTTATAATGATGGAGAAGAAAAATATTGGAAACCCGAACTAGATAAAGCTGGAAATGCTTTTGCTGTTATCAGGTTTCTTCCTTCGTCCCCTCAAGATGGAGACGATGGCTTGCCTTGGTGTAAGTATTATGACCACGGTTTTCAAGGAACAGGTGGTTGGTATATCGAAAAGTCTTTGACTTCTATTGGTCAACAAGACCCTTGTAGCGAGTATAATTCCCAGCTATGGTCTTCTGGCATCGAAGCTAACAAGGAATTGGCTCGTAAGCAGAAGAGACGTCTTCATTATGTTTCTAACGTTTATATCGTAAAGGATCCTAAGCATCCAGAGAACGAAGGAAAGACCTTTTTGTTCAGATATGGCAAGAAGATTATGGAAAAGATTACTCAGGCGATGAATCCTCAATTCGAGGACGATAAAGCTATTGATCCTTTTGATCTTTGGAGCGGAGCTAATTTTAAGCTGAAGGTTAGAAAGGTCGACGGTTATCAGAATTATGATCTTTCCGAATTTGATTCTGCTGGTCCTCTTAAGGAAGATGACGACGAGTTGGAAAAGATTTGGAAGGGGCAATATTCTTTGTTGGAAGTTCTTGATCCAAAGAACTTCAAATCTTATGACGAACTGAAGACTAAGTTGGATAGAGTTATCGGATTGTCTTCTCCTAATATTTCTCGTTCTAATACGATGGAAGCAGTAAAACAACAAAAGATCGAAACAAAGGAATCTGAAGTTGATTCAATGTTTTCTTCGTCTTCTACTGACGAATCTGACGACGATCTAGATTATTTCTCTGCCTTGCTTGAGGACGAATAATTAAATACGAAAGGGGGATATTAAATCCCCCTTTTTTCTAAACTATTCTGACTGAACCGTATTGTGCCCTTAACAGGGTTGGTTCTTCATTCCTTACTCCAATATCCATACCCATAACGCCGCCTGATGGTGGGTTATCTGAACTACTTCCTCCTGACATCCCACCTCCACCATTCCCTCCTTGTTGAACAGTAACTGGAGCGCTTGGCTCTGGGGGAGTCATATTTTCTTCTTTTGTTGTTTCTACTGACCTTGTCATATTTTCTAGAGAAAATCCTCGTTTTGTAGAATCTTCAACCGTTGAGTATTTCGCATTTATTGCAGCAGAGTCAGAACCAATACCCATATCAGAAACAAATGGAGTCGAGCCTAAAGCTTGACCAGCTTTCTTTGAAGAAGCAGAGATATCACCAGATTGAGAAGGAGTTGATCCGAACATACCTCCAAAGAAGTTACCAATACTGTCTCCGATACTAGGAACTGTTGGAGTCGAGCCTAAAGCTTGGCCAGCTTTCTTAGAAGAAGCAGAGATATCACCAGATTGAGAAGGAGTTGATCCGAACATACCTCCAATAGCATTAAATATATTACCAGCTGCACCAACAGCCCCAGAAGCAGCATTTATCCCGCCAAGAACCCCACCGTATCTACCCATATTTTTGACATTTTCTATAGAACCCATTACAGAACCAGCAGAACCTAAAACTTGGCCTAATCCTCCCAGCATTGGGGAATTTTGTCCCATTTGTCCAAGAACTCCTTGGATTCCTCCGATAGCTCCTTGTGCAGCGCCAATACCTCCCATCATTCCACCGCCCATTCCATATCTGCCCATATTACCCATTTGTTGCCCTATAGAAACCGCAGACCCAATACCACCAAGAACGCTTTGGACTGTTCCGAACGGGTTTTGTCCGAATCCTCCTCCAGTATTGCCTTGATTAACCCCACCAAAGTTTCCTGTGACTGGTTGTAGAATATCACCAAAAGGATTAACGCCGACATTAGATATTTTTTCTTTTTCTGCTGACAAAGAATTTTCTTTTGAAATCTGTTCTTCCTTAGATATTTTTTCTTCTTTTTTAGCGCTAGATTGTTTTTCTGCAGAAGCCATCTCTTTATTGGTGGTTTTAATATCTTCAGTAAAAGATACCATTTTCTCTAAATGAGCAACCATATCTTCAAAGAAGTTCTTATAACCAGAATCCACGCTTTTATCCAAACCGAGTTCTTCTTTGACTGGTTTAGATTTTGGTTCGGAAATTTTTTCTTTTAGAATTGGTTCGTCCATTTCCTCCATTTCTGATTCTTCTTCTTTATATTTTCCTCCTTCCGGGAGTTGTTTTTCGTTAATTTTAGCATAAGTTGGAGTTTGTTCTCCTCCTTTGGTAAATTGTGCATATTTTTCTGCAGCTTCTTTGTTTGCAAAATTAACGTGGATGTGTCCACCAGTTGCGTGTTTCGATGGGTTCTTGTATTCGTTTATTATTTTAAAATCTTTTTCTGATAATCCAGAACTCATTAACTGTTGTTTAACATAATCAGACGCTTCGGTTGATTGTTTCGCGTCTTTTAACGAGAAATCTAAAGCCAGACCTTTAGTGTGTTTGGATTTTGGATTAGCATGTTTATGATAAGCGTCGTTAAAGGAACTGAACCGATTTAATCCTCCGGGAATGTTTTCTTCTTGAGCTTGTAATGCTCTAGCTAGATTCAACGTTCCTTCTTCAGTTTCTCCACCTTTAAACGCTTGTCCGTTTAAACCACCTTTAACTCTTAATTCTGAAGCGTCTACCATATTGACTTTTTCTTGATTCGACATTTTGGTCGCTAATTTGTCTTTCTCTGGAGTCGTTTCTTCCGGCATTATACCCAAATCTTTTAATTCTGAAGGAGATTTATTTTTTCCAGCTAATCTATAATAGTTTCCTCCCTTTCCTCTTCGGATTTCCCCTTGGGTTTTACTGTATCCTCTATAATCGGTTCTCCCGCCAACAAATTCTTTAGCTGCTCTATTTAATTCTCCACCTTTTTGTAGGTCGTCAAGTATTCTTTGGGCAGCAGCTGCGTCGCCTTTTCCCCCAAACCTTTTTTCTAATTGTTGTAATCCGTCAGGTTTAGATAGTATTTCTTGTAATTCGCTTCTTGTTAATTTTAATTTGCCATATATACGTTTTGCTGCTGGATCATCGCCGGTTAGTTCTCCCAACGCTGCTGATATTGGAGAATATTGATTTTTTGCGGTAATTTGTTTGAAAAGTCCACCATATCCGCTATAATTTTGTCCAGCCCTATTAACCATTGATTGTAAAACGTCAGCTCTATTCTGTTCTCCAGTAGCTTCTATTGTCGAAGTAAATGCTGCTAATTTCAACCCAATATCAGAATTTGGATCTACTGGAGAAACCCTTTTGTTATTAAATTCTTCTTGCGTCATTGGTTTACCGTCTGCGCCCCTTTCTTTTCTTGCAGATTCGCCACCAACTGTTTTTGAAATCCTTTCTTGTTCAAACTCTTCCATCGACATTGGTCGGTTTGATGGTTGGGATTCGCCAGTATAATTCCTCATATTAAATGGGTCGTTTTGAATAGAGGGTAATCCAGTTATGCTTCTGAACCACTCTCCGAACTTTTCCAACCCCTGTAAAACTGTATAGATTATCCCAGCAAGAGCAGTAAACCTCATTATTGCAGGACTTATTGCTCTTAAAAACTCTCCAGTTTTTCCAATAATTCCACCCAAACCAGTTTTGAACGATTCTAATAACGATCCTATTCCAAGAAAATCCATTAATTTGGTGCTAACGTCTTTTAGGATAGTAATTAATCCTTTTAATCCGTCTTTAAATAGACTAAAAACTCCATAAGCACCAAATAGCCCGCCAAGCCCCCCTCCGAGTCCCCCACCAGATTCGCTTTCCTTGCTATAACTTTGTTGTTCTATTGCAGAAGAAGCTTCTTTGTTTTGATAATCTGTTGGTACTGTTTGCCCAGTAATTTCTTTTTGAAGTTCTACTGATTTTTGAAAGGCTAATTGGTCCGAAAGAACCCTAAAAACCGAATTTAGAACAGATAATATCTGTTTATTTTCTTCTGAATTTTCTTGTTTCTGAAGTCTAACTTGTAAAATTTCTTCCTCTTGTTTGAGGTTCTGTTCTTTAACAAGATCAGTTAATGTTTTTAACGATTTTTCTGATTCTACACTTTCCATTTTTAGACCCTTACTTTAATTTTTTTGTAACCTTTCGTTTTCTTCTTGAATATATTTTTCTAATTGGGAAATATAAATGTCTCGCTCCCAGGGAATCATTGTTTCAATTTCGCTTAAACTATATTTGTGATGTTGCATAAGAACAAAATTGATTTTATAATAATTCGCTAAGTTATCATTACCAAGGGTTATTCTAAAAAACTTTGCATGCCCTCCAGGACAATTTTATGTTCAAATCCGCACTTAGAACATTTAATCTCGACTTCTTCTTTAACTTTAGGGATTTGTTTGAAATACTCTTCAATCTTCTTGAATTGCTCTATACTAAGAGATTCAATAAAATCCTGCAATTCTTTTTCTGAAGTTTCGGCGGGATAGTAAAAATTGTTATCGTCAAAGATATATTCTATAGAGTTTTTAATTACATCAAAGGTTTTTGTAATATAATCTATGTTTTCGTTTCCTATAATTGATATGGTATCGAAATTAGGACACTTCATTTTTACTCCAACATTATCGGTTAATTTAACCATATCGGAGTAATTTGATGTATCCACTTCTATATCGATTAAATTAATGTTGACATTCATCAAATTTTTACAAGGTTCTCCGTCAACCAAATTTTCGCATCTATATTTGGTTTCAACAACTTCTCCTATAGATCTAGCTCTTAAATTTATGAAAAAGAATTCTATATCTACAGAAGATAATTTATCGACGTTAACTTCGGAAATACAACAATTTTTTAGAGTCTGCTTAATATTATTGTTGACAAATTCTGGATCATCTGATTGAGAAGAAATTAATAAGATTTTCTGTTCTTTTACCAAGAATGGTCTAAATAAGATTTTTTCTTTGCTTATTGGTAAGGTCACTTCATATACTGGTGTATCAATTTTAGGTAGCATTTATATCTCCACGATTAAAATTATAATGTTCTGTTGAAATTTCTGTAACTGAAAGTTACTTGTAGTTTGTTGACGACGTCTAGGTTTCCCCAACTCAGGTCTACTTGGTTCACGGAAACTGGATATGCCTCTAGTAATTCTACGACATAAACGTCTTTTGCTTGTAAATTTTGTTGTCTGATGTAAATTGATGTTACATAATTATCTCTATATTCGAAATCAAAATTTATTCTTTGGTTTGTTATTGCATTAACTACTCCAGGCAAAGTAGTAGTAGTGGTATAAAACGACTTAGATATAAACTCCATCCAAGAATCGAAAAACATTTTTTCCTTCATATCATCAGAACAAATGAAAGAAAATGTTATGTTTTCGTACGAATTTTGTACGGGAAAACTTCTTATTGGTCCATATGTTTTTTGCTGTACTAGACTGAACGTTCTAGAAGGGAGTTGTGCAGATTCGCATCTTAGTCGCAATCTTTCTTGCATTTGATTTAAACCAAAATTGGCTGCTGATAAAGGGTTTTCTAAAGAAAAATTAAAATTAGGGTAAATGTCTACAACATAATTTGTTGATCTAGAAAGTTCCGTATTTTTAAACGAATCTAAGAATGTTGATATATTTGACATTTTATCTCTTATTAAATTTAAATTTTTGGATAGAAAG